CCATGCTCAATCCTCCTTTTTAAAATGATGTTCGCCTGCTTTGCAGATCGGCATCAGAGCCTGATTGCTCTGGGTTATGTCCGTATGGATGCTTACAGCCTCCGCAGTGATAGCTTCCCCCTGACCCGTCATCCGGGCTTAATCCGTGTCTGTCTGATCTGTATTCCCTTGAGCAGTAACTACAGGTTCTCATCTCTAATAGCTCATATGTCATGATTATTTTCTCCCTTGTTTAAGTGCTGCCCTGTTATGTCATGACCCCGTGACATATGTCAAGGGGTCTTGACTTGTTTGATTAACGCTGTGCGTCATCATGCTCCGCCTCATCTGGTCCTATAAACCAAATAAGCTTCGCTAGTGCTGTACCATCATCCAAACACGGAGCGCGGTCTACCGCGTCATCGTGTAGGGCCTTAGATACCTCGCAGGTATCGACTTGCCATAGCAATCCGTCATCGGTTGCTATGCTGTTATCGCTGATCACATTGGCAATAGCATACCGCCCACCGATAAACTTAACCCAACCATATTCCTCATCTGTTAACAGGTATTTAAATATTCCTCGGTCTGTCCAGTGTTCCGGATACGTGGGGCAGTCGCGACCCCAATCGGTTAACAGCTCCTCGGATGTTAGAACATGTTCACCATATTTTTCAATTGTCTCTTTTTCCAACATCGAGACAAGCCTGTCTGACATCTGTTCTACCTGTATCTCCATCGTTCTTTTGTATGATTGCTCAACCATTCGGCGTTCCTTATTTGCCTCATCCGTTACATCGAATGGGTCTATCCTACAGTAGATGCCCGATGGGTAGATCTTTTCATTGTGCATCTGTGCCACTTCTAACCGTGATGACTCTAACGATTTTCTTACACTGTCAATATTGTTTAAATCTAAAAACATTTTTTTCTCCCTTGTTTAAATGGTAGAGCCTAAGCCCTAACCTGTAGATTGTGATCACTCAGCCAAGATTCTACATCTGCCCGAGTTGGTTGGACGGTCAAGATAGATCCGTTCCACAAAATAAAATAGGCTTGATTCACTTTTGAATATTCGATTCTGATCACTTAGAACGCTCCTATTTCTTCGAGTGTTATAATCTGGTAAAGGTCCGAAGCCTCACGCTCAAAAGCTTGAGCGGTTAACTCATGGCCTTTTGTGGCTTCTAATAGGCGGTTTCTATCGTCAATCCCTATATTTTCCCATGATATAAACATCGGCTTACCATAGGCACGCCACGTGTCCTCCACTAACTCTAAAAACCTATTGCTTTTCAATACTCTCATTTTTTTCTCCCTTGTTAGGCTAGGGCCTAAGCCCTAGCCCGTATTACTATAGCTTGCTATAGGCTATAATCGGCATAGTAGATTCTGCAACCGTCAATATCTCGTTTTCTCATAATAGATTCGGGTGCATTTGCTGAGGATACCCAATCAATATGTAAGCCAAGTGATTGGATAGCGTCATATCTTTCCGGATCTGTTTCTTCAATGTGTTGCTCGTAAGCCTTGCCGATATCATCAGCATTATAGATTGATACATTATAGTTTTCTAGCCAAGCTTTCAAATCATAATCTGGATTGCTGTTCAAATCATTGCTTAGATTAGAAACTCCGTCATCAAAAGCTAAGTTGATTTTGTCAATCTCATATTCATTTTCTGTTATGAACTCATGGAGATTGAACAGCCATTCACAGATACCATTACGCTCTAACAGCTTCCGCATAATATAGGGGCCTTCAATGTCTTGAATCATCAGCTCCCCGTTTTTATCGCCTATTTCTTCCAATCCTTTTTTTATTGCGTCATCAATGTCTTCTTGATCGTAGCAGTCTGAAAGGTCAAGAGTGAAACCGCGTAAAGATCCATCATTATAGATGCCGTAAGTTGATAAGGTTATTTCAGTGTTTGTCTTATTAGAGAATGTCATTGTCATTTTGTTCCCTCGTTTCTTTGTGTGTTGTGTGTTTAAGCGACAGTGTCTAACATGTTAACGCTGTAGTTTATGCCGTCCCAGTCTCTCGAGTTATGGCACTTGCGAGCAAAACTAGCATAACCTAGATCAAGATTGTATCCTATAGACCTCGCTTGTGTCCTTCCATGTTTCCGTTCTTCTATGGTCAAAGATCCGTCACTCTCTTTGATTAATAAGATCTCCCATTTTTTGCCCTTGGTGGCTTTGTGTTTTAAAATCATTTCATACCTCGTTTTTTGCGTGTTAGTTATAACCGTCTGCACTATTACAGACGGTTAAGATTAGATTGTCTTAGGCTATTTCAAGTTTGATCTTGCGTTCTCTGATTTCTCTATTGTTATCAAGTAAAACGTTTCTATAAACTGTCAAAGAGTGCATACAATGGCTAATCTCTTTAAGTGCGGTTCCGGCTTTCTGGATTGATTCCTCTTCTTTTTTATGCATTGCGGTTGATGCATCACTCAAGGATTCGTACGTCTCATTATAAACAAGCTTTCCAAGTTCGGACCGTGTGTGCTTCAATGATGAAAACAAAGAGTCCACTTTCCATAATCTATCATTGTTGAGCTTTTCAGCTCTTGACATTTTACACTTATATTTTTCGGTATACTCTTCTCCAGTGGGGAAGGTTGCCTTAGTTTTTGTCTTCATTTTTTTCTCCCTTGTTAAGTGCCAAGTGATCTTGACGTGTAGGGGTGACTTAAGATCTTGCCCTGCGTGTGTCAAGTCTTATTGACATGTTTTTTTTGTTTTTATGTCGTTTTATTATTAAGTCATTGAAATCATTGCGAATCTTTTTTGATCTTTTTTTGATCAAGTGGATCAATGGGATCAGGTTGTGGATCTTTAGGGATTGTGGGTTGTGGGGTTATGGTGGATGGTATGGGGTAGAAATGTATCCCCCCTCCCACGCCCACCGGGGGACGGGGTTCTAGGGTTCAGGCTTGATGGGGGTTTGGTGTATTCATTATTATATAATAAATAGCTGAGGCTCTAGGGATTTGATATTGTATAATAAATCGGATCGGGAGCGGATGGGACTGGATTTTTGCTATAATGTAATTGTACGGCGGATTGACTAAAGGTGGAGATCTACATATATGATTAATACTAGATTACCAAATCACACCCCCGGAAAAATTTTGGAGTTTTGATGCCACCCAACAAGGTCACACTAAAAAGCCACATTAGACATATAGTAAAAAACACTGATTATGACGCATTGATGCCGGTTTACAGGGATGATCCGCCTGAAATCATAAAATGGGGCATAGCTTCAGATCAAGAAATGGAGCATCACAAGAAATGCTGTGCGAAAAACAAAAACGACACACTGTGTAAAGGTCTTCGCATTCAGGGTAGCTACTTTTGCTACTTCCATGACCCAGAGATTGCTGAGGTTAGAGAGGTTTACCATAAGCAACGCACTGAGATTGGGAAAGATGCAGCCCGAGCTGCATCGATCCTACCAGCTTCTTTAACTGCACCTGCTATTGAGAACTTAGATGATGTTAGGACTTTCTGCATTGAGACCGCTCACCAGATTAGGATCGGCGAGCTAGACGCAAAAGCGGGATCAGTTGTTGCCTCTTTTGTGAATCACATCATAAAGACCCTGCCAGAAGAAGAAATAAAGCAGGACACAGTTGCTGATAGATTAAGAGAAATACTTATTGATGAAGAATAATATCTACTTATCAGATATTGTGAAAGAAAAGCTTCAAGGCTTTTCGTTCACTAGAATAGTAAAAACAAATCAGAACTTCCAGAGCCATAGGGCTCTGAGTTCAGAGAACTAATACAGATTAGAACTAAAAAGTGCAAACAAAAATATTTCCAGATTACAAAAAACTTTTAAAACTTGCTGAGCTTTGCACTGTAGTCGACCAGCAAACAGGAAAGTCTGTTCCGTTTAGGCTTTTAGACGAGCAAAAAGAGATACTAAGGGAAATGTGCAAAAACCGCATGTGTATCTTCTTGAAGGGGCGACAGATTGGTTGCTCTACCGTTATCTGTTTTTTAGACGCGGTGTATGCAGTGGTTAATCCGGGCACCAAGATTGCCGTGGTTGCAGATACCGAGCAAAAAGTTCACGGACTTTTGGACCGTGTACGGGACTTTGTTATTGGTCTTGGGTTGCATATGGAGATATCAAACAGGGCCAAGATAAGGCTGGCCAATGGATCAGAGATCCATGCCCTGACTGCCAACGCATCAAAAGGACAAGAGCAATCCAAGGCAGGACGCTCTCTGTCTTTTCAAATGCTCCACCTATCAGAGATAGCCTTCTGGCCTGATCAGGATGCGTTCGGCGCTCTAACGGCGTCTGCGGGGATGTCAGCACCCATTATCATTGAATCTACAAGCTCCGGGCCGGGGGACCTGTTCTGGCAGCTATGGTCGCATACCAACAACTTTAAGAAGGTTTTCTTTTCCGTGGAGTCGCATTCTGCCTACAGGGACGACCCCAAGCTGCTTACGGAAGACCAGATTTTAAGAGGCGAAGAGTTAGGCTTTGAAACCAAAGAAGGCATGGCATGGTTCTTTCGGGCGCTAGAAGATAGGTTTTCCGGTGACTTAATCAAGTGCCTGCGTGAATATCCGCAAAAACCCGAGCATGCGTTTCAGTCGGCTGAGGGCCGATGGATCGCAATGACATCGCCAATATTAAAACATACGACATACGATATAAATATAAAGATCTTTCAGGAACGACAGAATAATCACTTTTATTCTGTCGGAGTTGATACCTCTGGCGGGATCGGAAAGGATGCAAGCACTATCGCGGTGATCGATAAAAACACCGGAAGCCTCGTATGCACCTATTATGATAACGAATCCACCATTGATGAACTAGCAGAAAAGGTCAGAAAGGTGTATGAGCTATATGCACCGGACCATGTTTGTATCGAGACAAACGGTATTGGTCAGGCAACCTCTCAGGCTTGCAGGGATAAAGGTGTCCCGGTGTCAGAGTTTAAAACGACTGATGCGTCCAGATATACGGCGCTTTTGCTAACAAAGTTAGCAGTGGAGAGAACAGCCCTTGGTGGGCCAGAAGAGCTTGCGCTTGAATGCGCGGATTTACATATTGATAAAAATGAGAAGTTTGCAGGTAAAAAAGATTTATGTATGGCTATTGGGTTTGCGCTCGAAGATGCAAAGAGGAATCCTGTCATGGTGGTTAGGGAAAAACCAAAAAATGTATTCGACATGACACGGCACCTCAGAAGCGCGAAGGCAGGGTGGAAGGGATTTTAAGGGAGATCATATGGCAACAGAAGCAGAGATTAGAAGACAGTTAAGAGAGGCAGAGTTTAGAAAGTATCAAACTCAAGCACCTGAAGAAAATCAGCTTTTAGGATACATAAACCCCGTCGGTCAGGCTATTGGGACTGCAGCGGGATTTAAGGGTGGCCCTCTTGGGATGGCGCTAGGCAGCCAGATTGGCGGAGCAGCCGGATCTTTAATTGCTGCGCCCTTTATGGCTCAAGAGGAAGAAAAAAAGAGAGAGTACGTTAGAAAACTTCAAGAGGAGCAGCGCAGAAGAATGCTTGCGCAAGGCAAGCTAATGGACGAACTTGCAAGAATTCAAGCAAGACGCGAAGCAATGCGTCGTATGCAACAACAGGCTCAAAGTGCCGCATCAATCATAGCGTAGGTGTTAAATGAAACTTCCAGATGACGTAGAAAAAAGTGTAGAAGATTTAGCGAAAAACGTAGCCAAGCATAAAATGGCTGCAAGCATTGAGATCATGGAGCCTAAAAAGGGCAAAAAAGATAAAGACCATGGCCCAGAAAAGCACGAAGAGTACAATACTCTTATGGATGGGGTTATGGAGCTTATCGAAAACTGGGACCCAAAGACAGATGAAGGTAGGGAATACTTAAAAGATCTTGAGGATCTGCACGATAAGGTTATGCCAGAAGGCAGCTATCACGAGGAAGAAGAGTATTAATGGCAAAAATAAACAGGACATCAGGTAAAGCAGACGTAAATCTGTCTAAGAATAGAGATGGTACAGATCTGACTGCTAACGACCTTTGTTTTGAGTTAACCGAGCTTGGGAAAAGAAGCTCTGCTGAGTTTTTGCTAAAGGCTGAACGCAACGAGCTTTTTGCTCGTGGCTTGCAGTACCAAGACATTACTCAGCGCGGCGGAAAGCTTAATGACATACCTTGGAATGATGACGTTCCGCAGGTAGTTCACAATCTTCTTAGAAACCTTGTCTTAACTTGGTGTTCCCGGTTGCTTCAAGATAGACCAACTGCTGCTGCGTATCCTGCGAACGCTGATGAAAAAGACATCGAGGCCGCAAGAGCCGCACAGCATTTGATCGAATACTTTGAGTTTGAAAACAATATTGACACTATGATGTACGACATCATGAAGAGCGCGTGTTGCAGCGGCATGGGCGGTATTAAGTGCTATTATGACCCAGAAAAAGACATGGTTAACTGGGACATTATTAGTATATTCGACTTCTATATTGACAATGTTGAAAACCCTGAAGACGCGAGATGGTGTATATTTAAGCGTTTTATTGATGAGCATGAGGCTCTTGAGTTGTTAAAAAAAGTTGGCATCAAGGAAGTTGAAACTGAGACTTATACGATCAACGATCTTGAAACCAGACAGGGCGTACAGGTGCATGAGCTATGGTACAAGCCAGATGCCAGAATACCTGATGGCGCGTATGTTTTATTTGTAAATGGAAACGTCGTGGAACACATGGAATATCCATATGTTTTTCAAAACATGGAAAACGCCGAGGGCGGAAAGTTTGAAAGCTTTCTGCCTATCTGCCTGTTTAAGGTGGGTTATATTCGTGGCACAGCTTATGGTGACACATGGATGAATGATGCGGTTCCTATCCAGCGACAGATTAACGAGATTGAGTCTGTGCTTACCAAGTTGAGACGCGATACTGGTGCCGTGAAGTTGATGGCTCCGGGTTCTGTGATTGATGCTTGGCAAGACACAAACTCAATGATTAAGATGGATGATCCCGCAAAGGCAAACATTACTAAATGGTTGCCGCCACCATCAATAAACCCGATACTGTTCGAAGATAGAAACAGGTTGGAACAAAGATTGTATGATATTGCTGGGTTAAACGAACTTTTAACAGGGGCGGAAAGTGCAAAGAGCGGCACCTCTGCAAAGCAGGTTGCTTATATTAGTGAGCTGGATAACATGAAGCATGCGGGCACTGCTAGGCATGTTGAAAAATTTTTAGAGCAGCTATGGAGATTAACCCTTAACCTAACGAGAAAGTATTATGTGTTCCCACGCATGCTACGAATCATCGGCCCTTCTAATGAGATTTCTGCTATGTATTTCAGCGGTGCCGATATTGATGGTGTTGATATTCGCCTTGAGCCCCGAAGCGGTGTGGAAAGGTACGCGGCCAACAAGGGAGAAACCGCGATCCAGAGATCACAACTTGGACTGGAGGACCCCGCGTCTGTGGCAGAACGGTCTATCACGGGACTACAGACAACTGGTCAAGAAGCAGAGCTTAAAGAGCAGATTCTTAATCAAGCTCGTCAAGCTGCCTCAGGGCAGCAAACAAGACCTTTAACCAATGTAAACCCAGCATATGCGTCACAAGTTTTAACTCAGCTTATTGATGCAATGGGAGAGCAGGCACAGCCACAGCAGGTTCAAATGCTTACACAGTTAAAGGCTCTTTATGATCAGCTCGCTGCGCAACAAGCGCAGCAAGCACAAATGGTTCAACAACAAAATCAACAACAAGGTATGCAAACACCACCACAAGGAATGGTACAATGAAAAAATATCAAGTAATCTTATTATCAATGGCTATCACAGCCGGAATCTTTGTTTTATTTCAAGACAAAGTAAACGCTCTAGCAAGCCCATCAGGAATGGTTTTTGGGTTTGGTGTTGAATGTGGTACAAGCCCAACAAAGATCGTAAACGGAAGCAACACGCCGTACAACACTTTGCGATGCTATAACACAAGCGCAACCCCGGTATACTTAAGCGGGGACCCTGCCACATTAAGCGTTGTTGAGGGATATGAGATCAGCACTGCGGCAACCGCCGTTGATTCAGCCTTAAGCATGGATACAGCAGCACCTGTTTACTGCATGACAAATGCTGGCACTGTTAACATTAACTGTATGGGTGGAACCAAATGAGAAAATTTCAAACTTGGCTGATTGGCATTGCCCTTTGTGGCGTGCTTGTAAGCAGCGTTTCTTTTGCCAGTTTTACTGGTGGCAGCGGTGGTGGGTTGTCAATCTCTGCGATCATTAATGGCATTACTGGTATTTTTGCAAAACTCGATGCATCAAACACATTTATTACAGACCAAAAAATAGTTGATCCAGACATTTTAGCCGGAGGCACTTACTCAGGCATGAGACTGCAGACTACAGAACGCGCTTCTTATTGTTTAGGGCCGAGTGATGGATCAAATGCTGAGTTTTGCATAAGTGGTGGAAATCTTTTTCAGATACACGGAGCAGGCGGCCCGCTTTACGACGGAGCCGTAACAGGGACCCAGATAATTACGGCGCAACCACAGCTCGGCAGAGTCTGGCTTGCCCCCGCCAGCTCAATAGTTATCGCTGGCGGCCAAGGTATACCGGATTTAAATGTAGGCATCGGTGGTTCAACAAAAGCGACGGCAACACTGGAGATTGATACCACAAATGACTGGATTAAAATTTTACCCATATCTGCCCCAGCGGCCACAGAATGTGATGATGCGGCAGAAAAAGGCCGGATTTATTACGACAGCGGAACAGATAAAGTACGTTACTGTAACGGCACAGCATGGACGGACCTTTAAATGAAGAAAACATTACTTACTCTCGTCGCTGGCGCTTCTATAGGTGCAGGCACTGCAGTTACGCTTCCAGATGGTGAAACGGCCCAAACAGTTACGCCTACCGCTGCCGATATTTACAACTCTGAAGAAGTTAGCAGTTTAAAACTTATTCAATCGTCCGAAGGAAAAGCTGCTAGATACATTATCCAAAAAAAATCTAATATTGAAGGTGTTGCCCCGTACACCGTTCTAGGCCAAACAGAAGGCGTTCAGGCTGCGTGGGACGCAGTGTCCTCTGCCGCCGAATCTATATGCAATGATGATCCCGATTGCGAATGGACATCCATGGACTCTGCCCGAAATACAGAAAACAATACATCTGTGTCAGTCTCGAATGGACCAATCTTGCAAATCACACAAGATGTACCAGAGCTGGACGCTCTAAAAGCGTCCATATTAGAGGAGAACTAATGTCTTTATATGAAAACATTAACAAAAGAAAAAAAGCTGGAACCAGTAGAAGCAAGAAAGATTCAACCATTAGTGCTGAGTCGTATGCCAACATGAAGGCCGGTTTCCCTAAAAAGAAAAAAAAGAAAAAAAAGAAATACGATAGCGCAGAAAAAAAACGTGCAGTGGAAAAAATGACAGCAAATGACTGATGCAGAAAAAGCAAAACTAGCTAAGTATGGATTATCCGGTTTAAATAAACCTAAAAGAACCCCGGGTCATCCCACTAAAAAAGGGATTGTGGCGATAAGAGATGGCGACAGCATTAGAATCATTCGCTTTGGAGATCAAAGCATGGGTCACAACTACAGTGACGAAGCTAGAGCCAGCTTTAAAGCAAGGCATGCAAAGAACATTGCAAAAGGGCCAACATCTGCTGCGTACTGGGCAGACAAGCTTTTCTGGTCTGGCAAGGGCGGCAGCAAAAAAGCACCACCAAAGAGCCAAAAGAAAAAGTTTGGAAAAGCTGAAAAACAAGAGGCCGCAAAAAGGGTGACATCATGACCGATAATGGCTGGGAGCAATACCAAAAGCTCGTCTTAAACGAGCTAACAAAACATGGCGACAGGCTTGAAAAAATGTCTGAGCAGATGATAAAACACGGCGAGGAGCTTGCCCAGCTTAAGGTCAAAGCAGGAATCTGGGGTGCCGTTTCTGGCACCGTAGTAGGGATTGGGTCGTTTATAATGTCCAAGCTCTAACGATGAATGGCAAAAAAGCCATTCATCTCATATTAACAAGGAGAGCCCATGAATAGTGGTGAAGTCGTAGAAGAGGTTTCGACAGCCTCAGTAGAAGAACAGATGCTTGAAGCATTGAGCGAAAATGAGGAATCGCAACCCTCCGCGTCCGATGGCGATATTATCGAGGATGTCAGTTCCGACGCTGAAGAAGTCGAGGCTCAAGACGAGCAGGAGAATGAGGAAGAAGTTGAAGTTGAAGAAGTTCAAGAAGAGCTGATTCCAAAATCTTCGTTTACGAAGCGCATTAATAGCCTACAGGCTTCAAGACGCAAGGCCGAGAGCCGAGCTATAGAGCTTGAAGAAAAGATGGCGCAGTATGATGTGTTGCTTGCGGAGATGAAAGATAGGCTTGATTCTGCCGAGACAAAGCTGGTGGAGTATGATGAACATGATCCACGAGATGCGGAAATCAGAGCCCTTAAGCTTAAGGGCAAGCTCGCGGAAATGCAGCGCAAGCAACAGCTTGAGTCGCAGCAACGAAGTCTTCAGCAGCAACAGCAAGAGATTATTGATTCAAGAGCTGATGAGATTATCTCTACGGCTAGGAAGCTTTCCGACAAATACAGCACGTTCAGTGCTGAAGAACTTGTGATTTCATTTTCTAAAACAGATGACATTACAATGGAAGACTTAGCTAAAAACATTCATGGTTCACGTCTTGATCATTATAAGAAGCATTTATCAAAGAGCCGAGGTACTCCCAAGGCTCCAGCGCCCATGAAAACTCAAGGTGCGCGATCACTAACACAGGGGCACTCTGCCGAAGACATGGTAGCGTTCCTCGAATCAATCTCAGGAGATAGTTAAAATGGCTATTACATTTAATGAAATCGCTGAGTTGGTTGCTCGTTTTGGTAACAGTGTTGTTACCGAGCAGGCCAACTTGGCAGCGCCTTTCGTAGGTAAAGGCATTATTCAAAAACAGAAACATACTGGTACTGTTGGTATTGTTAACGTGAAGCAAGGCGGCATGATGTCCACTGGTTTCTTGGCTGACGGGCAAAGGCTTCCCGAGGGCGCTAACACGCAACCCATCCAGCTTGCTTATCATCCAAAGGCTCTATTTAGCCGTTTATCCATTCCTCGTATTGCGGCACTTACCGCTATCAGCAAGCAGGACGGCGTAAACTTGGTTAAAGAGCAGATGGAAAGCGTTGGCGCTGACTTGGGTCGTACCCTTGGTCGTGCGGTTTTCAGAGGTGGCTCTGTAACCGATGACCCTGTCTTTGATCCTAACGGTCCAACTCCTATTATTGGCACTGGCGCAAATGCTGGTGAGTCAAACATTGTTCCCAGTATGCCCAACTTGGATGTTTCCGGGTTTCGCGTTGGTGCGACATACATTGGTCCAGTCGATGACGATCCAACTAATCAAGGGGCTGCGCAATTGGCGCTTGTTGTTAAAGAAATTGATCACGCAGGTGGTGTAATTGCTTTCCAAGCACACTTGTATGATGCAGTAAATGGTGTTGCTGGAATAGTTTATCCATATGATTCACTTTCTAACACGCCCGGCAATCTTAATGGTCCACAGTTTCCCGTTGTCAAACCTCTTGATGGCTCAACCGCCCCTCTTGGCGCGCCACCACAGACTGCATTTGATAACTTGGACAATACTATTGCTTCACTGCTTGACCTTGCTTCCATTAACTTGGGTGGCCCCGGAAGCACTTTGGGTGCCGCAGGTAACTATGCTGGTATTGGTCAATCTGGCGCTAGTGACTTTGTTGGAAGCGAAGTTGATGCTGGTGCGGTTGGTGGCAATTTGACGCTAGAGCAAATGGATGAACTTTCCAAGAAGATCAAACGTCGCTCCGGTTCACCTTGGACGCATAGTGTTTGCAATAGCACCAACATGCATCGATACATGAACCTCTTGGTTTCCAATCGACAATTTGTTGGAGGCAACCAAGCCGCTGATGCATCCATTGGCAGCATGGCCACCTTTGAAGGCAAGCCTGTTATCGTTGATGAGAATATGCCTGACACAGATTGGCTACTGTTTACCCAGTCGGACGTGAAGCTTGCGCAATGGCGTGACTTCGAGCCTGACTTTGACGGAAGCAAGGCTGCTATGGTTTCAGACAGCTCATTCATTTATGATACCCAGATCTTTGGTATGTATAACTTGCGATGCACCAAGCGATCCGGCTTGGGTAAGATCACTGGCTTAACAGCAACAAGCTGGGGACCATAGTAGGTACTGAATGATTAAACCATCTCTTAAAACAAAAGAGAGACTGGCTAAAAGGCTCAGCCGTCACGGTGTCCACACGGGCACCGTTGACGGTGAGCTTTATTTTATGGAGCCAGCAAGAATCAAGATCAGCTCTAGTTACGGCATTTCTTTTGTGGTCAAAACAGAGCTTCCTATCGCCAAGTTTGAAGGTGATAGTCATTTTACTTTCCCTGTCGCAGGCAGAGTTAGCAGGATTGCTAGGTACTACCATCGCAAAAAGCTTATCGATGCCGCGATGCATGAGCAAAGAGAGGCAAAGTGGAGGGCTAATGAGTCTGCCGAAGAGCTTGTCGAATTTTTAAACCATATTAAAAACCCAAGGGTTGTAGTGCGATGATATTAGATGAAGCAAGATCTCAGGTATTAAAGTTTCTAGATGATGAAACCGGGGAGAGATGGGCGCTTGTGCCCGCTGGCGATCCTTTTGATACAAGCAATGAGGTTGACCTTGCCCTACAAATGGCGGCTAACGAATGCGTTGCTGTGTATTGCTCTATGGGTGGTGATTTTTTTGATGTCGTCATGAATGTTGGCGTAACGCAGGGAACGTTTAGCTTTGACGGCTTAGCCTCAGCCCCTAAGGTTCCGATGATGGTTCGCTCTGTCGCCCTTAAAGAGGGGAATAGTTACTACTCTCTTTACTCTATTAGGGAGCAGGATATTGAAGTTGACTCAACCTCAAGCGCATCTATAAAGGTTAGGGTTGTTTTTAACCCAGACTTTAGCGGGATAAGTGGCTCCAGCCCTTTGCGGTACACGCAGGACGTAGCCGCTGGTCAGATGCCTTGGCCTCTTTTTGATCAATGGGTATGTGCAATCGCCGCAAAACATTTAGCACCAAAAGAAAACGAGCCAAATAATCAGCTCGATGCAAGGATTGCAATGCTTAGGGATGCTTGCGTAAAATCACCGGAAAGACCACTTAGTGTTATTTTTCCGAGAAACAACGGGCGAATAAGAAGCCCAAATGCTGCGTATTTTAGGTGGAGCTACATTCCTAGAGACATGGTTGCTAACAAATTATCATGTATTAGAATACATAAGATTTCGATGGTGTAAATGTGTATGGACGCCTCGCACAACACGGTCAATCATTTGACTACACAAGACGATACCAGAATGACATTGTTGTCTACTCTGAGAACGGCCTTCGTGCAGCAATGGGAAACCTTAAACGGGGAACAAGAGTCGTTATCGCTAACGACATTTATATAACAAAAACAATAAATGTAAACATACAAAGCGAGTCCCTTCTTAAGACTTCAAACGTTGACAGGAGAGAGGTTATCATTAGCGGCTTCGGCGGTGGATCTCTTCGCGTAAAAGATAACGTTAGTGCTGATTTTCCATTGTTTTCTTTTGGTACCAGTGAGCAGTCCGGTATCACCTTTAGCAATCTTTATATAGAGCGTTTTAAATACTTTATACAATGCACACCGTCTTCCGGTGCCGTGTATCATGCAGACGTATCAATAAAGGATTGTTATTTTGAAGGGGTTGAGGAGGCTGTGTCTCTCGAGTCTGCTGGCGTTGTGTTTTTTACCAGAGCAAAAATAACTAATAACAGGTTTATTAATACAGACTTTCACAAGTCAGGAACCAATACTCTTATTTTTTTGTATTCAGTTATCTCTGGTAATACGTTTGGATCAATAACAATGTCTGGCGGTTCGTACATATATATGAACTCAACAAACTTTTCAAACAATATTACTTCTGGCGATATGGAGCTAAATGGAACAAATAGCGTTGTTGACGGTAACGTTTTTAGGGATCTTGTTATAAACACGGCTGCTGTTAAATTTATATTTACTAATAATAAATTCTGGGAAAAAAGATTATCTATAAACAATGCTCAGGGATTTATATGTAGAAATAACTCCGATAACACGACCGAAAGAGATATATTGTCTCCGGGGAGAGTGAGTATTCCGGGAGAGATTGTCGGTCAAACCGTTATCGATGGCGTCAATACTGGTTTTTCGTGCGAAACAGCCAGCACGACATATAAGCAACTTAACGACGACACTGATGCAAACAAGAAAGCAAGCGTTTCTTTTTATGTGCCTGCTAATAAAAAAATAGTTATACGGTTAAACACCGCTCTTAGGGATTTTGATGGCAGCTCTGGTTTGTTTTATATAAGACTTACCGATGTTGATGATGAAACATCTCCCGCTACCTTTGCCGCATACATAAACGACGAACACATTGCCCTGTATAACGCTACGCTTTTTCCGATATACACCTTTGAGTGGTTTATTGATGGAAATGATTCAGATATAAACTGGGCAGCAGGTGATCTGAAAACTTTTTATTTTCAGATCAAAGTGCAGACAACAAGTGAGACCGTATCAGTCAGAGCCGGTGCCTCGTATATTCCAATGAATATATCAGCAGTGGGCGTTTCCGATGACCTTAACTTTGTGGACATGGACTAATGAAAGTAAATATTGCAGACTTTGATTTAAGGAATATGGAAATCAATCAGGCAGGGGAGCTTGCTGTTCGACATGGACGAACCGATTACCAGAACTTAAGAAACCCAGATGGATCCACGTTAACATCTTTAAGTTTTGACGCAAATAAGGCATTTTCTGTTAAGTCTCAGTTTGTTGACGATATAAGGTTTTATATACTTGGGGCAAACAGGGATGCCGCGGGCGCTCTTTCTGGTGGCGATATATTCTTGATGGTTTTAGATGAAACTCTTGATTACAGAAACAGAAAACAGATTATCAATCTTGGTAAATATAGAAATGTTAGAGCCTTGACGAGCGCGGTGGTTAATGGCCAGCTCATAATCTCAAGCCCTGATCTTCCTACGTTGTGGGGTTATACCGGAAGCGGTGTCACTTTTGCCAGAAAACAGGACTCCGTTAATGTGACAACCGAAACAATATCTATCCCAAATGGTATATGTGTTTCGTGGGCAGGTAGATGCGTTATAGCAAAAGGTGAAGCTTTGTTTGTTAGCGATCCCTTGGCTCCCAGAACTTATACTGCTGGCGGAATAGTAACGTTGCCGGGAACTGTTTACGGCTTACATGTCGGCGTAAACGGAGAACTTATTGCTGTAACAGGTAACGGTGTCTACTCTTTAAGTTCTCAAGCTGCATCTCAAGGACAGAACATTATTGGGTCGCTGCAGAAACTAAGCTCGTACAGAGCATCGTCTTACGAATGCTCTGCGCTTACCCCGAATGGGTTATATGGTTTAACAAGGAGAGGTGTGACAAGAATAGACACCGACTCTTCAGAGGAAATCATTGTATCAGATGGTTCATACATCAGATCTTTAACAGAAATGATTAACTACCCAGACTACAGGGTAGGTAAGTTATTTCAAACAGAAAAAGGATTATGCTTATCTATTGGAGATATTGATTCTGATGGGGATGATGATTATACCGGTGGAGCTTGCATGATTGATTTCCACACGGGAACAAAGTCTTGGTGGACGGAAAGAGCGGTAACAAGAATAGAGAGCGTTTTTAAATCAAGAGAGGGTGACGATGTTTTTCTTTTAAGAAGCGCAACCGGAACTCCGCCGTTCACAGGCAGAACAAAAGTGGCAATGTTTGATAAAATAGGTAACACGAACGAAACCCCGACAACGGGGTACGTCTCCGGCATTGTCGCATCAGACTTGGAGAAGTCACCAGTTGTTAGATATGTTTACATGTCTGCAAACAATGGTGGCCTAAAATCAAGCTGCGCTGTTAGGGGTGAGAAGTTTCGCAGAAACGGAACACTGCAAGAAGTTGTTACAAAATCAAATGGAATAGTAATAGGTACTGATTTCTGGGCTGACTCAATGACAGATAAGAGAAGATATAAAACAGCAGAGCTTGTTAGGTCTAGGTTTGATTTTGCAAAGCACACCAATGATATATCTTTAGAGGTTGGTATTCAGGGAGCAACGGCTCGTGTTCGTGTTTTAAATCTTGATATTAAGGGATATGGAGTTAATACGGCGTAATGGGATTTTCAAACAACACAATAATAGACGAGTCAACACTGAGGACAAGGCTGCAGGCCTGTTACGAGTCCGCTCCTGATGGAACTGGAACTCATATTTCGGAGCAGTTCATCAAGGGAAATGCTTTTACTGTTCTTAGGTTTAAACAAAAAGACTTGGCGGCTGGAACGGAATACACATCTAGGTTTGTAAGCACAGATGATTTTGATGTGTTTCTTGCTGGTATTGATATGAGGTACAGGGCTGCTCTGGGAGGCGCTGGTTTAACTTACGTTACTGCTCATATTAGAGGCTCTGTTGGAGATGCTCAAAACGATTTACCTGTTAACGATAACCTTTTTTTAACTCAACCTATTTCTAATGTTTCTGGCGAGGTAAAGTCTACTGGTGGCGAGGTTATTAGGGATAGAATGTATCTTGCTTACGATAAGTCAGGATCGGCTACACAGCATGGAGTAAGGTACGGATCTTATTTGTTGAACGAAAACAATCCATGCAATACTCTGTTAAAGGGAGCGAGCTACGATGTAACAATCAAGGCCTTGGATGACCCCTCGGTTGTCGGCAACTCTCATACCGTAAACTTTTTCGTCGTGCTTAAATCGAAGCTCAGGAGAAACTAATGTTTATAAAGTCTGGTGATTCAAAATACCACCCAAGAGACGGTGAGACTTTAGATCCTCAAAAGCTAAATGCTAACTTTAGAGATGCTGCGCAAAAAATAAGATACGTACAATCGCTCAAGTACACGTACAGCGTAATGCAGTTTGACTTGATTGGTGTGGATTTCAGTAAACCATCCGAAGAGAGAAGGTTTATTATTAGGCCTCCTTCTGATTGCGAAATTGTCGGATGTCATCTTTCTGCTGTTGGGTTGACAGGTGATCAAAGTGTAACGGCAAGATGGCTATCACCGGCAGACTTAACTGCCGGTGGTGGATTAAGTGGTCAGATAGCACTTGTATCCGCGTCTTCAACTGGTGGCGCAGGTACAGCTTCCCCGGTAGCATCAAACGTTGTCCTACCTGATGGAGGCGAGACCGTTTCTTGGGATTATATAACAATAGAAAACAATCCGAGTTTTGCTACGTCGGAAGACATTACGCAGAGAGTTGTAAGACTCTCTGCTAATAATAACTATGTTATCGAGATGACATCATCCGACAGCACATTGGTTTTAAACTCTGCAAAACCAGCATCATTAACCTTGTGGATGAGAACTAATCGCGGAAGCTTTGAGGGTTGGGATATGATTGAGCTTTTAGATGGCTCCAATATACCATATGTGACACCTCCTGCAGGGGGCGACCCTAGAGGCATTGGTAACATCATTGATGATTTAAGCGCCCAAGCAGCATTAGCTATTTCTGCGTCAAACTCTGAAACGCATAGATGCGATGTTGTAAGGGTTGGAAGCCCTATTGATGTTGCAGCGGCGGTTGATGATTTATCCAACGACTTGTCTCAAAGAATACCAAGACCTCCTAAGGTCTTGGATAACGCACCTTACGCTACAGCACCTGACTCTCTCAAGACGAACACAGAGTGGGGCCTCCATAGGGTTGACTTTGTTATGGTGTCAAGCGATGCGGCCTTCGGCGCAGGGTACAATCCGGCGCTAGAGCTATTATCTGATGGCGTAATCGCCCCACCTGCTGCTGGAACAAACTTTTACAAAATATCCGACCCAACGGTTAGCGCGTTTAAAGAGGTTTACATTCAGGGGCCAACAGCGGATGGTTCAGGTGCCGGCCTTGAAGATCAGATCCACTCAGAAACAGCAGGCACAAATCCGCTAGACCCGGCCAAAGACCTTCACTTCAGCCCAACAATGACAAGCGCGACAGAAAACGTCGCATCAGTGTATATGTATATATGGTACAAGTTAAATACCTAAGGAGATAATAATGGTTTACAGAGGATTGGCACAAAGAGCCGTATCAACAACCCGTCCCTCAATCAGGGATGAGGAAGACGAAATGAGAGCTAGGGCTTCAGCGGCAAACCGCGTAATGCAGAACACTAAGGCTGCAACCATCCCAAGCCCAATGCCTACCGGAGACGCTGCGCCTACGGCAGCAGCGTCGCAAAGAGGACTTGTTAATACTGGTCCAGCAAATACGGCAGGATTGACAAACAACCAGTCAATGATGCAGCCAAGGCAGACATCATCATCAACGCTGACAGGGATATTTAGCAATTTAGGCTCTGCTGATGAATCTGTTATAAATACTGCTATCGGATCAGGCGCGACAGCTGGGGCCACGCAGGGAAACATGGCCGGACCCAGCACAGGAAAAACTCTCCCAACATACAGTCCGGGCTTCATCCTAACACCCGGAGTAGACACTCCGGCTCAAGCCAGTGATTACCAACCTACGAACATGCCAGACGAAAGAGGGTTTAGGGATAGACTTGAAGAGGTTCTCATGGGTAAACTAAATGAGACACCCGAAGAGAGGGCACAAAGAGAAGCAGGAAGAGCCCTTGTTGCCGCAAGGGCTCAGGCTGGTCGAGGCCAAATGGGTATGTCTGGTGGTATGCTTGCCCTTCAGTCAGACATCATGGGTGACGCAATTGCTAAGGCTGAAGACAGGTTGTTTCAGCAGCAGCTCGGAGCAGGGAGAATTGGCACACAGCTTGAGGCTCTTGATAAAGCTGAAAGACTTGGGCTTCTTGATTATATGGAAACTGCTGACTTTGGAAGTCAGGCTGAGGCTAAGAAGTTTCTTGAGGACTACCTTGGTATGGATTCCGGCACCGGAACTTTGATGTATGATTTGATGGGCGGCAATGATGAGGACGGCAGAAATCTTGCCCCAGCAAGAGGCGGTGGCAGAGGTAGCGGTTCTTACGATGAGCAGGTTGACGATATGGGGTCAATACCTGATGGGTACGAGTTTTCCTATAATGATGACGAATATGCTTATTTTACAAACAGTGAAGGTAGAACCATAAGGGCACCCGGAAGAGCGGAGACTATTTAAAATGGCAACTATTATTGAAAACGACTTAGGTCTTACAACAGAAGATTTTACGCCCGAAGAAATGGCTTTCTTTCAGGACTACATGAGCAAGCAAAGAGACATTATGAGTTCGTCACCGACAACGGTTAGCCCTGAAGAGGACATGCTTACTGAGCGGTACTTTCAAGTGATGGATGCGGCACTGGCCAGAAAAAAAGCCAAGGCTGCGGCTGGCTCAGCCAACGTGCAGCAAGCAGCAAAAGCCCTTGCTGCGCAAAAGGCCGTTGGGGGGCCGATAGATGTTGACAACATTTCAATAGTTGAAAAATACAGCCCTGAGTACTACGAGGTTGGCGAAGCAATGCGGCCAAAAATATCTGGAGATCTTGTTCATGGAGACATAACTCCCGAGGCCATTGCAGCAGCGACCGCTGTTTTCGAGCCACCGCAAAGCATTACCGGAGAGGTTGATAAGTTTTACGACGAGTCGACAATGAGGGGTATTATTGCAACAGACAGGGAGCGAATACAGCAGGGTTATGATCAGATTAATGAGCTAAGAAGAAGGGGAATGCAGGCAAGGAGAGGTAGTCCTGCAGCGGGCGCACCCGGATTTACCTACCCAACACCAAAAGATCTCTCTGACCTTAAAGGCTTCAGGGGAGATATTTCAAGAATGAAAGGCATGCTAGAGAACGAGATGTCGGGCACATCCTACGCCGACCTTAGCGGTCAAACATTGCCGCCAGAGTTTCCAGATTTGCCATCAGGAGACGCTCCTCAAAGAGGAACGATGGCTACGCCGGAAGAGCAGAGAAACGATCTCATGTTGCAATACAATATGCATGAGGAAGCAATGAGAAACATACCGAGAACAGTTCTTGGGCAGATCGCCCCTAGGGATCAAGCAGAGTTTTCTCACCACAAAAGAGAATCAGACAGGGCATTAGCACTGCTTGAAGGTATCGACAAAGGCGCTGCGGAAAAGGACGCGGCGTTTAACATGATGGAAGATGCCGGCATCCCTCAAGAGTATCCCCCTATCAACAGCACAACAAAAGACTTCAATGTCGTAGGCGATGTCGAGCTTAGCGACACAGGCATGATTCCTAAGAAGGATTATTATCCATTTGGCATGATGGATGATAACTTTGGAAAACTTTATCAGCCAGACGTGAGCACTAAAAGCAGAGGTGTTGAGGTTAAGGCACTTAGCCCTACCGGTCGCAAGCGAGCAGCGGAGAAGGCGGGCAAAGAGATGGCAGGTGAGAGTGCGCCAAGAGAGCAGGCACCAACCCAGAGCAAAGCACAGGAGATTGCTGAGCAGTCTGCCCAGAACATGATCGAAAGGCTGATAGACAAGCAAAGCCAAGGAGCAGGTCTTGCAACCTTGATGCCTTCAATCCGTATGTTTAATGAGCAGTTAAGAAGGGCAGCTGAGAGAGATCCAAGTATGGATGATCTAGAAAAAAGATTAAAAAGCACTCGAACAGGGCGAGAGCTGTTTGCCTTGGACGCCGAGGTTAGAAACCTCGGCAGAGACAGGGCAGCAAGAGAGGCTGCTGCTGGTATGACTGGAGCTATTGAGGCTGGAGCGGGATCAGCACAGGCTCACTTCAGGATAGAAAACGCCAAGGAGAAGGCAAGAGGTACAACGGCTAAAGAGGTTTTCGGCAGCATGGGCGCTGTTGAGCTTCTTGGTTACGAGAAAAGCCACGAGGACTATCTAAACAAAGAGCCTTCTGTTCGCATTGCGTACAACAACGCGATACAGGACAAGTTAAAAGAGATTGATGAAAAAGAAAAAGTTCTTGCAGGGATGAGGTTTTCCGATCGAATGGATATGCTTAACGAGCAGAAAGCAATGCTGGCTATTGAGAAAGCAATGCTTGAAAACAAGAAGCTTGGTCTTGAGATCCAAAAAAAGAAAACACCATCTCTTAAGCAGTACAAAGCAAGCCTAACCTCTGCCGCATCAATGGCTAATAAGTTTTTAACCGACCCATATATTCGGGCAAGACTGGTTACGGATGCCAAGATTACAAAGGAGGCGGTGAATGCCGCAAGAGCTATACTTAGGGAAAAGTCCGACGTTGACGCAGGTAAGACTTATACAAAATCAGAGCTATCCAAGCTGCAAAAGAGTCAAAGAGATCACTTTGAAACTCTTATGAGGGTATTTAGCGGGAAAACGATTGATTTTTAAAGTTAAGCAGTTGACACTGTAGCGGAGGTGTAAATGTCAACCGAAGATATTTACTCGCTTTCTGACGAAGAATACTTCAAGGTTATGCGGGAACGTTATCCTGATGTTTACGGCAGCGGGCCGGAACAACAGGAGTCTGCTCAGCGGCAACGAACTGCTCCAGCAGAGTTTTCTACATCAAAGAGCGAACTGCAAAACCAGCTTGAAGAATATGCTGATACGTTTGAATCAGCAATAAACAAGTATGTCCCGGAAGGCATGGAGTCTTTAACAGTGCAGTCTGTTTCTGACACTGTTAACTTTTTGTCTCAAAGAATCCCAGAACTTATTGACTTAACCGAGAAGGCAAGGCAGGGGGACGATGATGCTGTTCAACAGCTCGCCGGAGCCACTCCTTTTGGAGGTGCCGGAGCAGCTGTTGTGCAGGAGGCAATGGACACTTTAGCCAAGGATGATCCAGCTTACCGGAGAAGGCTTGAGGCTATGTCCGGGGACAAGTATTACACCGAGCAGGAAATCAACCAACTTCCACCAGAAGAGCAGGATCGAATAAGATCAAAACAAGGAGATGCTCTAGATAAAATCATTCACGGTGGGTCCAACTTTTGGAATGGCGCAAAAGCGGTGCTGCAAAACGCCTACGATAACTTTTCTAAAGCAGACTCTGTTGGTGACTACATTGCGGCGTACGCAGACTTTAACGCCTCAACGACAGGACTTGGCGCAGCGCCGATGATAGCAAGAGCCTCTCTGGATTTCGCTGATACAGTTAGAACAGATCCCGTTGGAACCACTGCCGTATTATATGGGACAGCAAAGGCCCCAGCAAGAGTCAGGGCAGCACTCGGCAAGGCCCCAGTCAAAGGGGCCGCACAAAAGCTTAGGGAGGCAGAGGCTGTTAAAAGCCCTGCGGAAAAAATTGAATCGTTTGCAATGGGTCTTCGAGATAAAGATAACGCAACCCTAAACGTTATGGGTGAAGCCATCCTAGCCGCACAGAGAGGCGCACCCATAGGAGAGGGTCTAGTTGTAAGAGGCGCAAGCCAACCTATAACAGCAATGGCGTCCGCAGCACTCCCCTATGTTTTCTCTAAAGACAGCATGGCTGGACTTAGTCAGTTACAGAAAAACAGAATCAAACAAGGCGATAGGATGGCAAGAGGAAGGCAAGGTAAGCTTGCCGACGACATCAACAGCATTGTGGAGCAAAGCCCTTTTGCCTTTGGTTTGATGCGCGAGTTTGTAACTCGCAATCAAAAGCTAATGCCGGAAACTTTTGAGGTAGTAAAAAACATTGAGGACCTTTATAGAAGGTTTGAAAAGGTTGATGATAACCTTAGAGCGCAGATAGATAAGAAAGTTTTAAACAGGGAATCGGTTGCAGAGCTTGGTGTTAAGCTGAGAGAGAACCAGTCAAACCAGTCAAAGCTTAACGCGGCAATAAAAAAACTAGATCTTGAAGAGATAGATAATATCAGAACAATAAACAAAGATCTGCTGTACTCAAGAGAAAACATACCGATAGAGTTTAAAGAGCTTAGAAATCTAGACAACTGGAAGACGGCAGCAAGAAGAACCATCGAGGAACAGCCGGAATCTTTCATGAATATTACTTATGAGGGCAAGCCTGTTCACCCATTGAGTTTTGTCTTGGATGGAATCAACAAGAGCAGACCAATGCGCGATTTTGATGTTAACAAAATCGGCGTCAATGTTAAGATGGCAAAGAACGCAGCACCTGAAGCGGCAGAGTTTCTTGTGTCACATCAGAACGCAGTCGTAGATCTTGTTAGGATGGCAGCAGAGCAAGCAAAAGATCTAGCTGAAATCAGAAGGCCTGACGGCAGACCGCTTATCAGCGAGCGGCAGTTGTTGGCAAATACGCTTGCCGGATACTTTCCAGAAGGAAAGCTTGCCAGAGCATTTGGTGAGACTGCTGACAAAGTAAAGAACTCTAAGTCTGCTAGGGGTATTGATGACGCCATCAAGATCACCGAAGACCACCTTCGCATGGCAAAAGAAAGGCGGCAAGAGCTTCGCACTAAGCCTCCGAAAACACTGGAGGAGGCAATTAAATACGTAAAGCAAGACGCTGATGCAATCCGTAACTACCAGAACGTACTCATGGGCAATGCGTACACCATTGAGAAAGCTAGAACTTGGGCAGACCTTTACACCATGCTGGAGGAAACTGGTCAGATCTTTAACGAAAAACCTGCTCGCGCAGGGTACGTTAAGGCTGCACCAAAAAAGGGAACCGCAATCGAGTTTGGTCCAATGCAGAACAAATACATCCCAAGAGCTATCCATGAAAACATTACAAGGTACGACAGAGAATGGGGCCATCTGCTAAAAGGCTTAAGAGAGGCGCAGCAAATATTTAAGACAACGAAGACCGTAATGAATGCGCCGTATTTCTACAACACGGCACTTGGTCTCGCGTTCGCTCAATGGCTCTACGGTGGTAAACCTGTAGATATTATTTTTGGAATGAAAGACTATGCATCAAAGGGCAAGTATTACAAGCCAATGAGGGATGCAGGATTCCTAATGAACGCAGACGAACTAGTTGGGTTGGAAACAGGGAACAAGAGTCTGATTAAAAAGCTTGGCACTGCATACAAAAGCAAGGTTGATGCAGACCAGTATTCAAATGTAGCAAGATCACTTGAGAATCTTTTAGAGGATTTTGAGAATCCTCTAAAAATAAAAGACACCAAAAAGAAGAAGCTACTGAGAGACGCAGGGCTTGTTGCGGTTCTTGGCGGCGGTGGTGCCGCGTTAGCGGGGCCAGCGGGCGCAGCACTTGGCGTTGCTCAAGCAGCAATCCTTCCAAGGGGTCGATACCTATCCACGCTACTGGACCAAGGTAGCCGGGTCGCATCTTTTAAGCGGTTCATTAACACGGAGGCTGCATCGATTGCAGCTAAGAGAAGGATACCAAAAAACAAAGCAGTCGACATTGCCCTTAAAGACCCAGAGACTGTAAGGCGAGCAGGTGAGTTTGCCCTGTATACCAATATCGATTACTCGTATGTCCCAATGGGTGTCGAGAAGATGTCTGCGCTTGTACCAGCAACTCCATTTATCAAGTTTGCACATAGGGCGCTAGGGGCGATGATGGCTTATCCGGGCAAGAACCCAATAAAGTTTGCAGCTTTTTCTGATGCACACAGAAAGCACATGGAGAACATCGACGAAAACAGAAAAGCCCTTTATACTTTTGCCCCAATCAACACAGCTGGAGCTGTGATTGATCTCGATGGTGATAGCTATTTAAACATAGGGTATTCAATTTTTACAGAGCAACTTCTTTCTGATGCGACGGCACTGCCGTCGCTGGTAATGGGCGGCACTGGGCCTGTAATGTATGGCGGTCAAGTTTTAGACAAGGTTGGAAACTTTGGCCAGAGAGTGGAAGATATTTTTGCCAAGGGATATACTGAATCAATCATTAACACCATAAAGGGCGTTGATAGGTTTGGAAACCCACTAAGAACAAAATCAGATCTTGCCGTAAACCTTGTTGGCTCAGTGTCTCCATCAAGCCTTTACTATGCAAAAGAAATGATGGAAGCAGCTCAGTCGAAAGACGGCAAAAACAGGAACGGCTTTACGGTTCAGCAGTTATTTATGAACTCATTTGGTTTAAAGGTGACACCAAAGTCGGAAGTAAATAGAAAGCTTGACAATATTGCATACTCTTACCAGAGAAACCTTAACAGGCTTATAAAGGCGTACGAGTCGGACATTAGAAATGCTAAAACAAAGGGAGACATTAAAGAGGCAACAGTGGAGTACAGGGCTAATGTCGCCGAGCTTATTGAAAGGTTTGACTCTTTACATGAGGGTGATACTCTTAGCCTTATCAACAGGCTGGGGAGGTAAAAATGGCAACTAAAAAAAAGAAGGTCGCAAAAAAGAAAGAAGAGATCGTTATGCTTAACAACAAAGACTTGGTGGATATATTAAAGGAGGAGATGTCTCCATCTGCAAAGCTTTTGAAAGTAGGAATGATCTTGGCAGGCGGTGTAAATCTTAATATTTACACCGTTGGACACAGGCTTAAAATGCACGCAGGTGAGATACACCAAGCATTGTCAGAGCTGAGGCATCACAGGTCCATTGAGCCCGGACAACAACGAGATACTGTAAACATAAGGAGATAACATGGAAAGCGTAATGATATGGGCAGCACTTATTCTTGGTGTAATGAACGCCCTGTTGCCAATAGCTAAAAAGTTGGCACTGAAAACACAGACAAAGAACGACGACAAGATTGTAGAGTTCTTCGAGGAGGCACTTCTTTTAGCTAAGAGCGTTAAAGCTGAAAAGGAAGCCCTCGAAGGCGCTAAAAAAAAATCTACTTAGAACTCTCGTTAGCCATGTCAAAGAGAAACAAGAGTATAGACAGCCTGAAGGATCCCTTTCGCTCTCAGATCAGTTCTCTAAAATGCCTGATCGACAAAGAAGGATTGCCCTTTATCATCTTCGAGACGCTAAGAAGCAACGAGAGGCAAGAGAGGTTAAAAGCGACAGGAGCAAGCAAGGCGGGAGCAGGTCAAAGCCCACATAACTATGGGTTGGCCTGTGACTTTGTTTTAGACACGAAGAAGATCAAGGTAAGAGAGAGACCTTGGAATGGCAAAATGTATCCAGATGCATGGGACTATGAAACACCTGAAGCCAAGGCTGCTTATGATCGCCTTGGCGAGCTTGCTGAGTCTATCGGTCTTGAATGGGGCGGACGGTGGAAGTTTCTTGATGTGCCGCATGTTCAACTTAAGAACTGGAAAGAGTTTAAATAAACTGGTCGCTCAACCCCCAGTTTTGAGGCTCGTAATAATCTATAAGGTTAGCCCTGCTCAGTATCTTCATGACCCGTTTTGCTCTCAGGTTCAACCTCACAGCTATCGATAGAGGCTGCACGCCTGCCTTGTACAGGGAGATCACCTCTTTCCTTTTCTCGTTTTCGCTCATTGATATTTTTAGGAAGTGTCTTGGTGACGAACCCATCATATACTCCTACCTGATTCCACATATCAGCCTCTCCCCAGCTCTAAAACTGTATAAAGCTTGCGGTACTCTATGTTAAACACGTCGCACCTCGCTTTGAAGTTATTATTACCATCACCGTCACCCTTCTTCAAAGGAGTGGCGGTGTTAAAAAATAAGTCAGAAGGTATATATCCCATAACATGTGCCTTTGTTAAATCTTTATTAATCGAAACAAAAATATAATAGTCACACTTTTGTTTTCCGTTTAATGTGTTAACGCTGCCAACATAGTTAAGCTTGGGTGGTACGGTTCTTACTTTGGTCTTCACATCGAACGTTGCATTTAAAAATGCTATATCCCAATCGTAAGTATTCTGATGTCGAGCTGCGCCCCCAAGCGCAGCGCAAGCAGCATATTCCCCAAGTATGCCAGCCACTGTTCCATCGCCTTTTCTTATACTGTTGGATAGCTTGTGCTTAAAAAAGCTGGCTTCTTCTATCGCTCTTTCAATCCATCGCTCTTTGATATCAATGATAGCGACATCTGATCTCTCTTCGGTTTTTTTTTAAGAGGTGCCCCGGCCTTGGCGGAGTAAACGTACTGGCCAACGTCTGCGTAATACTGCATCTGAGCAACGGTGGTGACAGGGTGATTATCTAGCTCATGAGGAACTATGGCTGTAACCCTGCAAGATGGAAACACCTGTTTGATCGGCCTAAGCATTTTCATAGCTGTATCCCAGCTACATTCAGAGTTGTTAATAATGCGGACTTCAGGAGCAGTTAACTTCATAATACATTTTCATTAGATCATCGAAGAGATCCATCCTCATGGTTACGTAGGTCTCTCCCCTGTTCCACTTGGTTATAGCAATAGGCCTCATTCGACCACATGCTTTAGATGCCTGCTCCATTGCTGCCTTTATGTTTGGCCTTGCACCTATTTTGCATTCAACCCAGATGTCTCCAACATTTACAACATCAGGGCATTCAGCGCCATCGCGATACTGTATGCCGCGCCGGGCTTTTATGAAGCCCAGCTTCTGAAAGTGTTTAGCCATTTCTCTTTCAAAGTTGTGGCCCTTGGTGCGTGATCTCTTGCCAGTCAAACCGAGTCTATCCTACCGTACTGGTCTTCGTTCTCATAATCGATCTGCTCTTGCAGGTCTTGGTTCCTGATAACCATCATCTTCATACGGCTCAGGATTACGTTGGCCTCAGAGAAAGTAAACTTAATAACTCTGGCATGAGAGTCTGGCCGAGGCGTATCCACCTCGCCGACGGCCCCCATCTCTGCGTTTTCGTATTCTTGTATGCGTTTTTCCATCAACTCTATCAGTTTGTTTTCCATCACTGCTCCCCTTCTGGTTCGTCTGTTGGCATCTTGTCTGTCACTGTAGTAAAAAAAATCTCATTAATCAAATCTCTATCTGCTTTACGGTTAAAATACCTATGCGCTTGTGGCCACAATCGTAATGGTTTTCTTTCTTCTGGTGACTTTCCTGATGACATATCCGATATGCTTTCCTCTAGCTCTTCGCATGCCATGGCTACTATGTATGCCGATATGCCAAACTCTTTTATGATTGCGCATTTGTCGTTCTCCGTCTTAGCGTCTTCGAGGTACTCAAGGAGATTCAGCATCGCCTGTTCCACTACGTGATCTCTCATTAAAACCTGTTTTCTCTCTTGCTTCTTCAACTTCGCTCCAGAACTTCAGGCACTCAGCCTTCATTTTTTCATGCAAAAATATATCTGCATCTATTCTGTGAATCTCCCTGTCCGCAGTGGTTAAGTGGTGGACTGCTAAGTCCCATCTATCTATGCCTGTAATCATCATGTAGTATTGACACTGTAAATAATAGGACTCGGGCATTTTATGCTCCAGTAAATCCCACTTTCTTTTGCCAAAATAATGAGTAACCTTAGCCTCAAAGCCCCACTTGATACCAGAGACCGCAAGGCCTAGTTTGTGCGGGCTAACCTTGTACCTTCCGTTAAGCCTTACAAGGCCATCGGGAGACCCAACCATGAAGGGGTACTCGGGGTGAACGAATGTGTGACTTGGGAGAAGGTCTTCTTCGGACTCCTTAACTGGATCCATAACCGACTCTTTGGTTGTGTACTCATACCACTTAATAACGGCAGACTCGTACAAGAGACCGCTCTCTGTGTATTTGTTACCTTCAAAGTCGTCCTCCATCTGACCGCTCTTCAACAGAAAGATCTTCTCCCTTGTGGCGTACTCATTTTTTCCCATGATGGCGCTAACATCGGTGCCGCCAATGCGATCAACCCTATCTTTTAAGTCTTCAAAAATAATCACAAACACTCCGAGAAGCCTAGTAGGAAACCAACTACAGCCCCAGTCCACTTAAGGGCAGTCATCCCGCCCTCAATCTTTAATAATAAAAACCGTTGCTCTTGCTGCTTTTGAAGAACAGCCTGAAGCTGTTCTTCAATCAACTCAATCCTAGCCTCAAGATCTTTCATTGTCATAATATCACACTCTCTACCTTCCACTTGGCTAACCTAGCTCTACCATCTGAACCGTCTATGATGTGAAGGCCAACGCTAAAAGGCTTGGCCTCTCTGCCGCCCTTTACTCTTACGAAAACATTGTTCGTTATACCTTCTGCGTTGATATCATTAATGCTACTCATGGATATTAATCCATCCACTGCTCCAAAGATTGCACCGCTCCCCCTAATGGTAAACCCGGGGTTTGCCTTGTCTGTTGACGCAGGCTTTCTTGTGTGGTGAATCACGAGAACCGCAGCACCTGTTATGTCTCTTATGTTTCTCAAGTTCTCCATGATCTTAATGATTTTTGCTGAGTCGTTCTCGTCGTCAAAGTGAAGATTTCTAAATGGATCAAACACAAGTAAATCTAAATCAGGTTTTATTTCCTTGATTGCATTTGCAAACTGTATGGCTTTTTGCGGGTCGCCTATGTCGATGCCACCACCAAAGCGAAACATAAGATCGAGATCTTTAACGTCTGGTATATTTTTAGACTTAGCGAGAGCGTTGACTCTTGCTTGCACGTTGTACTTGCCATCCTCTAAAAAGCAAAAGAGAACACTGCCTTTGCGCCCATTGCCTAAAAGCAATGGGTCGTTAAACAAGTCACCGCCCGACGCGATGGTTAGCCCTAGCTCTATAGAGAACCAAGACTTAGCAGTCTTTGGGGCACCGACCAGCATTACTAGATTCTTCTTTTCAACCACTCCTTCAACCAGCCAGTCTATTGGTGGTGGAGTTGCACCCAAGAAATCCTTGGCGTCTATTATTTTTAGTGACTCTTTAGTGTAGGATGTTTGGATATTTTCAACCGCCTTATCTTTAAATGGTGGCGGTGATACCTCATTAAGATCGAGTTCATCAATGTATTGTTTCGTTCTGCCGAATAAATCTTCTTTTTCAATCAAGTTTAAACCCTTCATAGATAAATGCCTTTCTGACAATCTTTCTTGCACTTTGCAGTCTTACGTTTACTGCCTGCCTTGTTATGTTTAATGCTTTAGCGATGTCTATTTCACGCATATCCCTGCCGTAATATAGTCGCCACGTTATCCATTTTTCCGGGCTAAGATTATCTCTCGCATACTCCCAAGCTAGGTTGTATTTAAATTGTAAATCGACTTGTTCCGTTGTCGCTTCGTCCATTTCCAAAGCTTGTTCTGCGGTGAAATAAAGTTCTCCCGTCTTTGTCACCTGCTCGTTCTCTTGTTGTCTTATCCTTTTTTTTCTTTTTGAACTCGCATCAGATCTAATGCGATACCAAATGGTTCTCCAGAATGGGTAGATGTTTCCGCTGTCGTCTACGTATTTTCCATACTCTTGAACGCATTTCGCAATGATAATCAATCCATCTTGGTACATGTCTTCGATGTCATGGTTATTATAGTTTGGGTTTCTTTTAAATCTTTGAGCGAGCGACCAAGCAATATGTTGATATTGCTTGATCACCTCACCCATTGCTTCCCTGTTGCCAGCTTGAGCCCTGCGTATCAGGCGAGGGTTCTCTGGTAGGTACTCGTTAGAATGGGACGTCTGATTTTTTTTCACTGCTTTCCTTTTTAGGAATCGGAAACTCCCAATCGGTTACACGAATAATAGCCTTGCTTCTATTATTGCCTTCCTTGTCCTGCCACTTTTCTTGCTCTAGTGAACCCACAGCAATCACGCCATCTCCCTTGCGGAAATGCTCAGCAAAGGTAGCGCCCCTTTTACCCCATAACTTGCAGTCGAAAAAGTCAGAGCCCTTTTTGTCTTCCGCTTTTGGGTCGTACCTATTGCTTACCACCGTGAATGTACACAAGCAAAGGTCATCCTTAAAGACTTTGACCTCCGGATCTTTTATCAGTCTCGCACTTACACTTACATTTAGCATTTTATGCCTCCTCTTTCTTTGTTGTTTTCTCGATATGTTGCTTTCTATCCATCGCGGCCAGTCGCATCTTCACCTTCTCGTCCTCCGGCAAGCGGTTGATGTCGTCTGCGTAGAACGCGCAGACCTGAGACCATTCGGGCAGCTTATGGGTGTTCACCAGATCATGGAGAAACTGTTGCATTATCTTGCCACCATCATCATGGCTCAGCTCCTCCCTCTCCTGATGACTGTCCTCCTTGCCCTTGTGGACAGGGTTGTCTTTGTCGTACAAGCTGTTACCAAACTGATTGCCGAAGGTACGAAAGCACCTTTTCATCGCATCAGTCACGGCCTCTTTGACTGCTTTGTCCCGGCCCATTTTGAGACTGGATGACCCAGTGCCCACATCAGTGCGCACAATCCATTCTCCGGGCTCGCCACAGTCAACCTTGATCTGGACAATGGCTACAGCTTCGAAGCCCTTGTCGGTCTCGTGGATGTCCATAGACTTGACTGCCATATTCCAGCCATCGAATCCAAAGATTCGATTGGCGGTCTCAATGGCGTAGTGCCCTTCGATGTAGGAGACTACAAAGCCTCCCTGCTTTCTCTTAGCTACTGCCCCTGTGGGTAATCCCTTAACTAACTGTTCTTGTATTCTTTCTAGCATTGCTTTTTTCCTCCTTGTGGCTTATTGTAAATCAAAAGGATCGAACCATTTTTCGATACCTTTGCCCTCTTTGCGCTTCTCCCCCTTGTCGCAGAGAGGGTCTTTTATTTCATCGGTTTCTTTATCTAAGTAAAACAGTTGCGTACCTAGTAGGCACACCTCCGTAATCCTCCCAGATCTGGCCCATCTCACCACAGTTCTCTCATGAATGCCATGTTTCTCTGACATGGTTCTCTTGGTGTAGATCTGATGCTCATCAGCTAAAAGCTTTTCAATATCTATGACCATGACGCCACCACGTCTTGATCTTCCACAAAGCATAGTTTAAAGCTAGGATCTGCTGCGCTTAACGTATTACCTAACACGAAGCAGTATTCCCCTACCTCTCGTTTACACTTATCCCCCGCTGCTATTACCTCATGATACAGGGCATTACGATAGTCGGTCGCATTCTCTGACTGGATAATACTGGTCTTCTCAGTAGCCAGCACTGCACGTAAAGCCAGCCAGCCATCTGAAAGTTTCATGCTCTTTATCTCATCGACATCTAGTTTCTTGTAAGGGTCGATACCCATCTCATCCTCCTTTGACGCATTGCGTCTTGTTGTTGGTTTAGTGTTTGGGTTAAAAGCCTTAAAGCTTTTAACCCAAAACAAGTGATCAATCCTCAAGATCAAATATCTTTTTATCTATTATCTTGTTTCTATTATAGGCAATGCTTATACCTAGGCTTGCAATCCTACTTATAAGCTCGGTAACGCTTGCAAGGCCATCGCTTGGGCTAACATCTGCCTGAGCAAAGCTAGATCCTGATACCCCTTCAATCTTTACATCTTCCACCAGTTTATCTAGCCAATCCATCATCTTGCTTAACTTAATCATGTCCTTATTTAACTCCGCCTGATACCACTCGGTGCTACCTGCTCGTATGTTATTGTTTTCATTTACCATTACATTCTCCCTTGTTATTTGTGTCATGACTGTCTGACATATTTGTCAAGGTGTCAAGACATTTGTCTGTGTTTTCTAACTGTTCTTTTATCTTCCTTCGACGTGATGCGTTGATATCTACGTCATCGTAGTATCCCTGATGCCTTAATAGTTCTCTATTATACCAGTCATCCATGCTCAATCCTCCTTTTTAAAATGATGTTCGCCTGCTTTGCAGATCGGCATCAGAGCCTGATTGCTCTGGGTTATGTCCGTATGGATGCTTACAGC